TGAAGGATTAACAGCAAATGTAGAATATACTTTTAGTTGGTATGTAAAATTAGGTACAGCAACAGATTTGGCTGTTGTAGTTAATAATGGATTCGCTTGGAACACATTACATTTCAATAGACTTTATACAGCAGCTGATGGTTTGAATACAAGTACTTTTACTCGAATTGATTATAATTTTACCCCAATAAGTACTATTATAAATTTACATATTGGTAAAAATGCACAAACAAATCCAACTGCTCCACAATCAACAGGTACAGTTTTCTTTTGTTTTGCACAAATACAAAAAGGAAGTGTATCTACTCCATATCAGACAACTACAGCAGTATTAACAGAAGATGCTAAATTACCTTATAAAATAGGTGGTGTTTATAGTAATTTACCAACAGCTTGTACTGATTTTGGTGATAGAGATGATTATGAAAGTGTTACAAATATTGATATTCGCTCAAACTCATTAACAACTGATTTTACAAGTGAATTATTAGGCAAGTTTCCTAATTTACAAATCTTAAACCTTGCAGGTAACTCAATGGAAATATTGGATTTGTCAGAAAATTATTTACTTGATAATTTAAACTGTCAGGTAAACGATTTAACTTCTTTGAATACATCTAATAATCCTTTATTGGAGGTGATTCTTTGTAGAGCAAATGATATTACTAGTTTAGATTTGTCGAATAATCCTTTACTAACATATATTAGTGCAGAACTAAATGATTTAGATAATTTAGATATATCTAATAATCCGTTGTTAAGTCGTTTAGTAATCAGAGGGAACAATTTAGATGATTTAGATATATCAAACAATCCGCTTTTAACTGTTTTAAGCGTTTACTCAAACAATTTAAACGCTGCTGTTAATAGTCAATTATTGATTGATTTAGATAGTCACGGATTAAGTAACGGTAGTTTTACAAGCAGTATTTTTGGAGGAGGTTCATTAACAACAGCAGGTGAAGCAGCCAAGACTAATTTATTAGGTAAAGGCTGGACAATAAATATATAAAGATATGATTTTTAAAAAAATAAAAGATGAAAATACGTTCTATTTGAGTAACTATAAAGATATTGCGACAAAAGAAGTATTTTCAGAGAATGTTTACCCACCCGTTTTTAATGCTGGTGGGCTTGGTGATGTATTAGTCAATGGTAGTATTCAAGATATTTTATCTTATGTACAAACCGAACTATTAAAATCACCCAGTACGTATATTGACACTGAAGGAGTCGAACATTCATACGTTCCCAGAGGGACGACACTAACAGACTTTCAACAAGATGCGATATTTCAAGCGTTAGGAGATAATGGTATTATAACAACTGAGCATAAATGGTATGCGATTCAGTTGGAAGACTATTTATTTTTGATTGTACTACTTAAAGAGAATGCACATACTACATATTTCCCTTTCAGACCAACGTACACAGGTTCGTTAAATGATTTGATTGGTCACGTATATTCGATTTTAGCATAATAAAACAAGTATGTGTGTTTTTATATATAAGTATAAAATATACAAAGTATGGAATCTAAATACATAATAGAATTAATAATTGCCTTAGTGGTTTCAATAATTGGATATTTTTTAAAGCGAACAATGGATAAAATTGACGAGTTAGAAGATAGAATTGAAACCAATAAAGACAATACAATTATAAATAAAACTACAATGGCAGTGATTGAAGTAAAAACAGAATCGAAATTTGTAAATCTTAGCGATAAAATAGATATGCTATTTACAAGTATTGGTGCTTTGACAAAAGAGATTAAGGATTTGAACAAAACAATCAGTCAGAAATAACAAAAACGCAATAACAGTGATGTTATTGCGTTTCGTTTTTCTCTAACAGTTTGTAAGTATGAGTATGATTGTTAAGAATAACACAAATAAATACAAATATGTTAATCGTTTTTTTCTTAACTCGAATGCTACATTTTCAGTTTCAATATCTTTTTTGATTTGGTTTACAAAATCGTTCATAATGTTTTTGTCTTTAATATATTTATCAAATAAACAACACCAAATATGAATTATATAAACGAATTAATAAAAGTTTACAGTAATCAGACATCCTTTTTTTCAAAAAAACGAATCGAAAGTGGTGTATCCTTTGCACTTGGTCAAGTAGGTATGATAACATATCTTGTTATGAATTACGATACCCTTACAATTTCAGACATCACTTTTTGGGCAACTTTACAATTTGCGATAAGCGGGTATATGATTAATCAAATACAAAAGCAGAAGTCTAAACGAGACGATACAAGCGATTTAAAGGACTCTAACGAAATATGATATACTTATGTCCTAATCTATTTAAAACGTCTTAGAATCCAAATTAAAAGTCTAATAATGGATTCTAATGATAGTATTTGGGTTGTGATTGAAGTTTCAAACAAATGATAAATAAAATAAAAGAGTTATGAAGATTTTTATTAGTAGAATAGACCACGAACGAGTAGCAATTGGCTGAAATTCGAGAGGAAACAAGTTAAAGTTTTCTATTGGCTTCAAAAAACATATTAACGAAAGGGGTGTTAAGTATTTAACAATATATTTAACATTATACATATAAACTATTTATTTTTGTATGCGATTTTAAAATATAGTTTACTTGTAAGTCACTGAGTATCAATTGATTAACGTTTTTTAGTGATGGTATAGTTTTTTCGTTAAAATCATTAAGTGTTACATAAACGAAAAAACATACTAAGATTTTAACCACAATCATATATTTAGGGCAAGACTTGAAATTGTCAGGCTGTTTATGGGATATAGTTTTTTATTATATCAAATTTTGTGTTAAAATGTCATTCTTCTTATTAAGGATTACAATAGTAGATGCACGTTTTAAGACAGATTCTGTCAAGGAATCACTGACGAGTAGTAATCATTTTGCTGTATTTATGTCAAAAACCCGCATCTATTATTATATATAATAGTAGATGCGGGTTTTTGACAGGATTCTAGCAAAATCAAAAGATTACTTCTAGTCAGGCTTTTAATCGTTTTTAGTGTTTGTAGTACACCTTTTTTCATTTAATAAGAGAATTATACTAAAAAAGGTGTACTACAAAAAAGATTCTTTAGGTTTTGTGTTATAAATATGTGACTTTTTAAATAATGTTCGTCTAAATAGTATAACTTATAAAGCATATTACTAATTATAAAAAATAATAATAATTTATTTTAAAAATAATTGACATTTACGCAACTTTATTGCAACTTTATACGTTATATATATGTACTTTGTTACACACAATAAGTAACTCAATACATTCATCATTTTTAATTAGTGATTTTTTTTGTTTGTGATGAAACATAGTTAGGCTTATAATCTAACTATGTTTTACTTTTACTAAACACATTCAAAAACGACACATATTATATGATACAAAAAAAATTACAAATCAGTAAGAAAAAAAATAAAACTGATTTAAGACTAATAAAAAATGCGAGTAAAATTAAAAGATTTAAGATTCAATTACAGTACAGCAACAGTAAATGACTACCAACATACTAATACTCAAATTAGTATTCAAGAATTGCACGACATTATAGCTTTAAGTGAAAGACCAGCGTTCTATGATGATATGCAAGAGAAAGTGAAATATGCTTTATCTTCGATTAAAAACGATTCTACTGAAGAAGAAACGAGCGTAATAATCAAAGCACTAAAGGAAGAAATAAGACCAACCAAAAACAGTTTACCATTTTTTATGTTTTCAACTACTAATCTATTTGGACATAGAAAAGTTGATGCTATTTATAATGGTTGTATTCAAATTGATGTTGACTTCAAGAAAAAGGGAGGAATCGAATTAGCTAACTATGTTAAGTCGAGAATATCAGAATTAGATTGGGTAGCATTATGTGCTATTTCACCTTCAGGTTGTGGGCTTAGAGTTTTAGTTCAAACGAATGCACACGAAGATAATCATTTAGATTGTGTACTTGCTGCTAATACTGCGTTTCAAAAACAATTCGATATTGACGCAAAGTGGTTTGATAAATTACAATTAAATCAACCATCGTTTGTATCTTATGATTCAGAACCTTACTTAAACTTAGATGCAACACAATTTATGTTTGACGCAAGTAAAGTTATCGTAACAGCAAAGGGCAAATCAAAAAAAGCAGTAAACAAATATCTAGGTACATTTACACCAAGCGAAGGTCAGAACTATAATCATACTGAAAAACAAATATTATCTTATTGTGATATTGCTTACGGAGCAGCGAGTAAAACTAACAGCGTAATAAACACTTTGTTCTTTACTAGTTTTGCAGGTTCAATTGTGAATTTCGGTGTAGAATTAAAAGATTGTATCGCATATTTAGAATTACGTAATGGGAATGAATTTGCACCACGTAAGAGTGATTTTACAAGAGCGTATGTAAATTATGCTTCTACTCAATTTGGTGTTAATATTGAAATGCAAAAAGACCGAGAACAAAAAGAATTAGAAGATTTCAATTTAGATAAATCAAATGCGATTATTATACCTGAAGGAAAGTACCTAAGTGACTTGAAGCCTAATTTAAGTATTAGTGCCTCAATCGTATCACCTACTGCTTCTGGTAAAACAGCATTTATCGGTACGTTGACTGAAAAGCGTGTCTTAGTTGTACGAACAGCAGGATTAGTAGAACAAGTGGCAGAACAATATAATGCAATACCATTTTATCAATACAACAAAGAGATTGGAGAATCACCTGACTTTATTGTGACTACTTATAACTCTTTGAATTTGCTAACTACAAAAATTGATGCTTCAAAATACCTTTTATTCATAGACGAAGTTCAAAATTATACTATTTCTGCTTCTAAAGGATTTTTATTAGATACGTTAAACAGCACTATGTCTGTCATACCTACATTCAAAAGATTCTTTACTATGACTGCAACACCCACATTCAATTTTCATACTTTATTCAGTGATTTAAAAACGATTCGATATGTACACGAAACAGTAAAGGATAAGAATTTCACGTATGTAACTTATGAAAATCGAAATGCTACAACAAAAGACATTTGTATTAGTAATCAAAAGAATAACATTCAAACCGTTATATATTTTAACAACAAGCAAGAAGATGGTGCATTAGGAACACTAAAAGCGATTCTACGTGATGCGGGACTAAAAGTCACATCTATTGATGCAGAAAAAAAGAATACAAAGGAATATAATGATATTGTAGTTAAAGGTGATATGTCTGATTATGATGTAGTTATTGCGACAACTGTTTTGAAAGAAGGAAATTCAATCACAAAACATTCAAAGCATATCGCAGTAATTTTATACACTTACTTTAACGCACAAGAGATTGAACAAGCAACAGCAAGATTCAGAAAATATGATAAATTGACAGTTACTATTTTAAAGTCAAAGCATTATGAGGATAGTATCGTGACCTTCAACTCTGAATATACAAAGGATGTTATTATTGGTCGTGCTAATGCTGCGTTACAATATAATCAAGTGTATTTAGAATCGCAATTGTCGAGTGAATTATTGAATGAGAAAAACACATTAACTGGTAGATACTGTATGATTCAAAATGGTTCAATTGTTATAGACGAGTTAAGCAAATCTTATGATTGGTTTAGCGAACAAACTAGAATACAAAATAATAATAACGAACTAATGTCAAGCGAGTTGTCCAAGTATTCATTCAAAGAATTTTTTACTGAAAAGATTGTCGATTCATTATCACAACAATCTATTTTGAGTGCAAAGGAAATCACTGCTTCTAAAAAAGAAGAAAAGATATTAGAAATTAACAATCTAATAGATATAATTTCAGAAGAAACTCACGACACAAATAGAACCGAATTAGAAGATACGAAATTGACTAGCTTACAACGAGATATAAGATTTAAAGTATCGTTTATTTCAAATTACATAGATTCTGACAAATTAGATTTAGCGTGTAAAGTGTTACAAGATATTGGGTATGGGACATCAGCATTCAATAAATTCAAACGAGCAGTTAGAGTTCAGAAATTGAAAACCAATAGCAAAGTAATGATGTTAGACTTAGATGTTATACACTTTTACAAATATATGATTGAGTCATTTAAAAAAGATATGATAATTTCGTCAGATGAAATATGTGAAAAGATGAACCTAATTAGAGTTTTATGTTTTGGGGATTATTCAGCGACATATTCAAAGATGAAAGCAAATCAAATATTACAGACGTTTGTTAGTGTAAAATCAGTTCGTGTATTGAATCCTGAAAGCGAAGGACCTAAGCAATTAAAGAAATTCGTTATTGAAAACACGAATCCAACTAACTTAGATATAAATACTGACAAATATTATGAAGCAAAAAATGAATTGACAATCGAATCATTAGGAGATTTCTTTTCATTCTTAAAATAGTACATAAAAAAATTAAAAATTAAAAAGAAGATTATGTTAAAAACAGAAACTAGAGTAACGAATCACGAATTAACTTGGGTAGGTACAGAAACTAAACCTACCCCAAACTTAGACTTATTTGGAAATGACTTTTCATTTGCAGACGACAATTACAACGAGGACGAACAAGAGTATGTAACAAATACAACAAGTGGTAAATGGGTACCACTTGTTATTCTACAACCAATTAAAGATTGGGAACAAACTCTTCAGTTCATACAACACTGCTGCAAGATACCATTAGCGACACATACTACATTATTATTTACAATATTGATAGCAACTCGACCTCTAACAGGTGCAGAACGAAATTATCTATATGTTATGATACCAAACGTAATCACGAAAGTAGCAGAATATGAAAACGCTACATTTTCACGCCAATCATAAATGACAAACAAATGACAAAACAATCCCAATAAAAGTCATTTTAGAATCATACATCTAATAAATATATTATAAGAAAGATACTTTTACTAATGTTTTGTTTTTTATTTTTAACCTTTGCGACTTAATAGTTGCAAGGGTTTTTTGTTTTATGGGATGTAATATAGTGTAACATAGAGATTTTAAGTCCCTCACATAACTATCTAATCATTATCATATATACATATCATTTATTTATCGCATTCGTTACAGTCCTTTAAATAGGCTCGTATATCTTGACAAAAGAATGACTTAATATATTTGCTTTTCCAACATATTACAGTTTGTATATATTTAATATTGATAAATATATTATAAACAAACAAACAAATAAAACATTATGAAAAATGGTAAAGGATTTATAGTAGATGAATTAATAGGACGTAAAGCATTCGAGCAGTTAATGGCAAAGTATCGACCTGATAGTAAATTAGAAATACGATACACTGATGCAAGATTTTCACCTTATGATGCAGCGTGGGATTATGTTACTAAAGATGGTACAAAACGAACTGTATTAGTTGAAATTAAAGTTAGAAACGCAACGTATTCAGATTATATACTCGAACACGCAAAGTTTTTAGGAATGGATAAGATAGCATTTGCAACTAAGAAATTTAGAAAGGACGTTACACTGTTGTATGTTAACTTTTGTCCAGAAGCTACTTACATTTGGGACATATCGAAAGCAAACGAAAAGCATACACTAACAAGCATTTGGGCAAGAAAAACTACCAGAGGTGCAAATACATATGAGGACGTTGAAAAAAGAGTATTCAACTTACCAACGTCAGAAGCACAAAAATATAAATTTATAATCGACAAACAAGCAATACGAGAAGAACTAAGTAACGACCCAGCACACAACGATATTACATTTTAATAATTAAGAAGGTACAATTTAACGATTGTGCCTTTTTATTTGTTATATAAATACATACATTTGATAAATATATTTAAAAGAAACAATATAATGGCAAATACAAACATACCAGCAAAGGAAATAGTAATACAAGATATAATCGAAAAGCGAATAAAGTTTGGGTATTCGACATCTTCAATTGTAAGATTTTTACAAACTGAATATGGATATGGTAGTACATATTCCTATTTGTTATATCACGAAGCAAGTCAATTGATAGGTCAGACATTCAACGAAATGAATAAGAATGCTTTAATGGATTCAGTGATGTTGATGGAGAATATGCTCCAAGCAGCGATATATGATAACAATGGTAAACACGCATTGGAAATATTAAAAGAATTAAATAAGTGTAACCAGCTTTATGTTCAAAAATTAGAAATAGATTCAAAAGGAGAACCAATAACAATAAACTTTAACAATGGAAATTAATGTACAACTAACTACAAAGCAACAACTCGCAATAGATTACTTAAATGATGACGTAACAACCGAGGTATTATTTGGTGGAAGTGCTGGAGGTGGCAAGTCCTGGTTAGGCTGCTGTTGGTTAATATCTAATTGTATTCAATACTCTGATACAAGATGGTTGATGGGACGTGCTAAACTAAAAGCATTAAAGCAAACGACTTTAAATACATTTTTTGAAATATGTCAAGATTGGGGATTGAACGATACGCATTATAATTACAACCAGCAGTCAGGTGAAATAAGGTTTTATAATAATAGTGTCATAATACTAAAAGATTTATTCTTATATCCAAGTGACCCAAACTTTGATAGTTTGGGTTCACTCGAAATAACGGGTGCATTTATTGATGAGGTAAATCAAATCACTGAGAAAGCAAAGAACATAGTAGCCTCACGTATTCGTTATAAATTGGAAGTACATAATCTAATGCCCAAACTTTTAATGTCCTGTAATCCAGCTAAGAATTGGGTGTACGAGCAGTTCTATAAAAAACATAAGAACTTACAATTGGAAGACTATAAGAAATTCATACCTGCATTAGTAACCGACAATCCAAACATATCAAAACATTATATCACGCAATTACGAAAGTTAGATGACTTATCTAAACGTAGATTATTAAATGGTGAATGGGAATATGAGGACAGTGATGCTTTGATGAAATATGATAACATACTAAATATATTTAAGTCTGACCCATACGTACAATCGAATGCTAAATATTATATTACCTGTGATGTAGCACGTAAAGGTAAAGACAAATGTGTTATATGTGTATGGGACAACTTTAAAATAATCGAGATAATAGAACTTAAAATATCCTTGATAAACGAAATTGTAGATAAAATTAAATCATTGACTAACCTTTATAATATATCGAATCAAAAAGTAGTAATTGATGGTGACGGAGTAGGTGGAGGAGTAGTCGATTACTTACCTGGGTGTGTCGATTTTGTTAATAACTCGAAAGCGAAAGGCGGTGAGAATTATCAAAACTTAAAAACACAGTGCTATTACAAATTGGCACAATTAGTAAACGATGGTATGATTGAAATTTACAATTGTAGTCTTCAACAAAAAGGTTACATCATTCAAGAGTTATCAGTTGTCCAACGAAGCAATATAGATAAAGATGCAAAATTACAAATCAATAGTAAAGCAAGTGTTAAGGGTATGATAGGTCGTTCACCCGATTATTCAGATGTTATGATGTTACGTACATATTTTGAATGTTCGCAATATACACCAGCTATTACATTTAGATTTTGAAAGTTAATAAATAGTATATGACAAAAAACGAAATTCTTACAAATCTATTTAATAGCAAACGAACTACTGAGATACTTCAAACTATTGCAGGTAGCAGTCACCTTTTAGAGGATTTGCAAAGCGAGTTGTTTATAATATTATGTGAAATGCCAGAGGATAAAATAATTGATGCCCACAATAAAAATTATATTTATTATTTGGTAATCAATATATTAAAAAAACAATTCCACAGTAGTACATCACCTTTCTTTTACAAGTTTTCAAAAGTGAAAAATCAAGAGTTGGGTGAAACTGAAAGCGATAGTTTATTAGTTACTTCAGAAATTGAAAACTTGAACGATATGGAACGTAAGTTAGATAAAATAAATACCTTATTAGAAGACGAGGATTATATTGATAGGGAGTTATTTAAGTTGTATTATAAGATAGGAGAGTACAATATGATTGATGGTGAGTTGTGCGATATGACGTGTTCAAAAGCCACATCATCATACAGGAAAATAGCTAAGAAGTTAGCAATTGGTAGGAAAAAGAATGGTAACCTATTGACAGTGACTACTTATTATTCCCATAAATCAATAACAAATACTTTAAATAATATAAAACGAAAATTAAAATTATGACAGACTTATTCAACGTGATTCAATTGATTGTAATATGTATTGCAATATCACCTTTGGCAGAAGTTTTAGGTGACATTTTACATACTAACATTCAAGTCAAATCAAAGGCAGTAAATATTATTATCTTAATATTTTCATATATCTTATCTTGTAGTAAGTGTTTCAGTTTCTGGTTCACTTTGATATATACAGGTAATTTATTTGTTAGTGCAGCAACTTCAATTATAATTTCAATAATCGAAATAATCAAAAATCAATATTTCGATACAAAAACAACTTTATGAAATACCTTTTATTTTTATTATTAGTGTGTTTAATAGGATGTTCGTATTCAAGTAAAATGAATCGAGCAGGTAGGAAAGTCGAAGACATAAAACGTCAATACCCTGACTTATTTAGCACAACCACAGACACGATTCTAATAGCCTACAGCGACACGATTACACTAGATGGCATAACATACGACACAACTATTTATAGTACGTCAGACACAATAGAATTGGACAACGACAACCTTACTACAACCATTTATGTAGATAAGGTTAACGAAGTAACTAAGTATCGGATTATCAATACAATAAAGAGCGATACTGTGATTGTCGAACGAGTAAAGACAAAATACATAACAAAAGAAAGCACCACAAAAGAAGTACGACCATCATATACATTTAGACCACATCACATCATTTTACTTATTTTGATTGTATTATTTATAGGTTGGTTGTTCAATAAGATTTCAAATCTTAAATTATATTAGAATGTTAAAAAGCGAGAAGTTAGAAATAGAACGATTACTGACATTAGAATCAGCAACAATGGAAGACAAACGAAGTGCCGTCAAACTATATGTCAAATATGTATATCCGTATAATGGTATATGTATCACTTGTCCTGGGTCAGTTAGGCATTTGTTCAAACGTATTAGATATTGGTGGGACAAACAAAATAAAAAGAATTATACGTTTATAAAAAAAATAAAATAATATGAATAAAATAATAATCAACGATATAAAGTATGATGTTCCGACATCTTGGGATGAAGTTAGCGTTTATCGTTTTCAAAATATGCGAGATATTACATCAAGTCAAACTGAAAATGCTGCAACTACCTTACACGAACTTAAACTGGTTGCTGCACTTATTGGTTGTGATGTCGATAGTTTGAAAAGAACCAAGCGAGAGGTTTACAATAATCTTTTAGTAAGTTTATCGTTTATGTCTGAAGTACCTAAGAAGAATAAAAAGGAACAATACGTCATTCAAGGAGTGACATACGTAAGGGTTAAAGACTTAACGCAATTGACTATGGGTGAAACTATTGATTTAGAAATGATTATTTCGTCAAGTAACGACAGTGATTTAACAGGTAACATATTACCATTACTTATTCGTAAAGGTATTTTAGATGCTCGAAATAATTGTTTGACACCAGATGAAGTATCAAAGGAAAGCTATACTCAAAATAAAGAATTGTTTTTACATCAATTAATGATTACCGATGTGTTATTTGTAGTCGATTTTTTTTGAATTACCGAAGAAGTATATTTTATAATTACGAGGGGTTTTTCGGTAAACCATCAAAAAATAAAGAACAAACAAGTCGTCAACCAACAACAGATGAAATAGATAAGAAGTGGATGTGGTTGTTAATGGTTGACAGACTCGTTAAAGAATTAAATATGACACCACAACAAGTTTTCGATATGAATTATTTATCGGCTTTGAATTGGTTAAGTCTATATACCATAAAAGATAATCTAAAAAAGAAAGATGGCAACAGTTAAAATAAACGAACTAGTAAAGAGATTTAAAACGCTAACAGACTTACATCCAAGCATACATTCGTTTGGTTGTGGGCAGTTAGATGACTTACAACAAGATACACTATATTATCCTTATGTGTGGTTGTTGACTGATGATTCACATAATATAAATTATTCAGAGGATAATGGATATCGGGGAATCGAGTTTACATTTGTATTACGAATAGGTGATAAGAAAAACTTACAAACAGGTTACGAAGATATGTATGGTATTGCCAAAGACAATCAATTGGATGTAATTTCAAATACGTTCCAATATGTTTTAGACTTTATCAATACAATAAGCGAGGACAGTCTATCGCTTTTTAGTGACGTAACTTTGATTGATGATATAACAGTCGAACCTTTTTATAATGAGGATGACGGAGATGTATGTGGCAATCAAGCGACTATTACATTAAAGACTAAGAACGACAAGGTGTGTATCAATCCAATAACAGTATAATATGTTAGAAAACTTAGATAAAAAAGTATTGGTTAAAGCCAACAAGGACTTAAATAAACTACTTCTACATATCGTAGATACCAAGAGAGGTGGTAAAAGTAACAAAAAGATTAAATATGATACAGGTAAATTACGAAATAGCTTAAAAACTATTTTAAGTATAAAGAGTGATAAGTTAGAATTGAATATTCAAGCAGTCGAATATTATAAATATTTAGATAATGGCACTAAAAATATAAATAAGCCTTGGTTCTTTACTAAAGAACTGACTACAACACAAGAATTTATTGATATTGTCCAATCTATATATACAAATGCTTTTCAAAACACAGTATCAAAAATACTCAAATAAATAAAATAATAAAATTATGGCAATCACAATCCACACGGAACCACAAATATTACAATCAGTATATAATGATATAATTTTTGTATCATCTTCCGATAATGTAAATCAACCTAACTTTAAATTTGTTAGTGAGGTTATAGTTAATAACGCAGTTATAGCAAAAATAAAATATCCTGCTAATCCTGAAGGGTACGGAGTTTTGGATATACATAAACATTTACAGACTCAAATATCCGATAACTTTAATAAGTTTGAGCCTATTTTACGCAGGACTATAACAACTAATATGGAGAATTTTAGCTGGGATAGTGCAACTACTTATCTTTCTATAAGGGATTCAAAAGCGATAACAAATGTTAGTATTGGTGATATTATGTATTTTACTGATACTAATGTGGGTTTAAGTTTTACTGGTACAGTTACACTATTACAGACTAGTCAAGTAATGAGAGTTGATAATCTATCGGTTGCAGCAGCTACAATTGTATCTAATTATACAGCCGATTTTACAGCTGGAACACTTAGAGCATATTTTAACACAAATCAAGGAGGTAGTAATAACTTTTCACAGTTTAAAATAGAACAAGATATAACTAGTTGGAATTTTAAGAAAAATATAGCACCAGCAACAGGTGCTGATGTTAGTTATACTGTGACATTTGCAGAAGAATTTAGACCCGAATGGTCATTTTCTGATAATTTAGCTTCAGGAAATAATATTACGTTTCTTAGTGATATAAATCCTAATACTTTTTTTAATGTTGGTGATGTAATTACTATAACACAAAATGCTGGTTATACTAATCCATCTTATAATGGTAATGCTATCATTACAGCTATTGTTTTTAATGGTCAGCTTGGTGACTGGCAGTTAGTTATTAATAAAGCTAAGGCTGTACCTACTGCTGGAAGTGAGGGAGGTGTTATGAATTTAAGTAATTATAGAAATCAATCATTTGATATAGAGATTGTATCTGATTTTAAAATAGCTTTTAATGGGGTAAATGATTTTGTAGATAATTTAAGTTGGGATAGTGATATATATTACGATAAGGATTTAGAACCACCTAGTCCTCTTAAATTCTTAACTACTTTACCTGTAAAATCGGGTTTAGGTACTGTAGCAAGTCCTTACTTATTAGAGTATAATCTTAGACGGAATTCTTATTTACAACTGAATGCCCAGAACTTGATGATGGGTGTTACAAGTGTTTATGGTAAGAGTTGGATTTCACTAAAAGTAGAAGGTGATAATGCTAATTATTTTCTTAGACAAGTTACTGGTTCAGTTTCAAGTGCCGATATATTCAGTTTTGGATTAGGTGTCGAACAAATAAATAAAACAAACGATATTTATGTAGTTGACATAACTACTAATCCACCTAGTTATAAACTGGCTGTTCAACCTATTATATCGAGTACTGCAAAAAGCTATACTGTTTTTGGAAAAGTTGAACCAGCTACTGGTGGAATTGATATAAAAGGGTATAAAATAGTTTTGGAAGATAAATGTTCCAAATATGAGGATATTCAGTTAGTATTTATGGATAAGTTCGGTTCATTTGTTCCTTATCATTTTGATATGATTAATAAACAAAATAAAACTGTTAGTAAAACTAATTATCAAACCGATTATGAAAGATATGCCTCGAGTACTAATGATTGGACACACAAATCTTATGACAGAGGTGTTTCCAACTTAGATACTGTAGTTACTGATGTTTTTACTATCAATAGTAATTGGGTTTCTCAAGCAGTATCTAATTTTTTAATGGAATTAGTCAGTAGTCCTCAGGTATTTTGGAAGAAAGAAAATGGGGTATTAGTTGCAGTCAATTTAACTGTTGGTAGTGTAGAACGTAAGCAAGTTATTAATGACCAATTAGTCAATTACACTTTTACATTTGAGTTATCGACAAAAAACAAAATGCAGACAGGGTAATATGACTTCGTAGCCGTAACAATTATTGTTGAGGTTGTATGATGTTAAAATATTAACAAAAAAAGATAAAAAATATGAATAAAATACAGATGTTTTTGAATAATCCAGCTAACTTAGAGTTGGATATGGGTGATTTTAATATTGGACTTAATTATAGCTTTAATGACATTAGAGATATATCTAAAAGGAATGGTAGTTATTCTAAAACTATTGTAATTCCTGGGACTAAGAATAATAACTTTGTGCTTGGTGGATTATTTGATATTAATGCAGATTTTACTCTGTTCAATCCAAATAAAAAGACCGATGCTAAATTGTTGGTTAATAGTGAGATAGTTATAGATGGTTTTTTACATCTAACTAATATCAGAAAATTAAGTAATGTAGATACTCAAGGTAACAGTATATTTTATGATATGGTTATCTTTTCAAATGCTATTGATTTAATGAGTGAGTTAGGTGATGCAGAACTAAAAGATTTATCTTCACTCGATATTTATAATCACGATTATCTATTACTTAGTGTAGTAGGGAGTTGGTTACATACTTGGGAAAATGGTTATGTATATCCTATGATTGGAACACAATTTGATGATAGTAAATATACCGTAAAAAACTTTTATCCTGCACCTTTTTATAAGGCAGTACTTGATGCTGTTATTACTGGAGCAGGTTATGGTTGGGGAGGAAGCTTTAAAGATAATCCACAGTTTGAAAAGGAGATTCTACCTTTTACAGGTAATGGTTTACCTAAAATTAGTGCAGTTGATAAAGCTGAAGCTGGTTTAGAAGTTGGAGTTACAACAGACCGTAATAGTGTTTTTAATGGTGGTTTTGTAAAAGGTCCTGCATTTTGGAGTCCATTAAATTCAACTGCAAAAACTTCAATTATAGTACCATTTACACAAATTACTAATGACCCAGGGAGTCAGTGGTCTGCTAGTAATTTTGAAGCTGATATAAAAAGGGCAGGTTCATATAGATTCAAATATGATTTTAACTTTCAAATGAAGTTCATCAATCCATATAATAATATTATTGGCTTTTTTAACAGTTGGACATATAGGTTAATATATGAAGTAGAAAGGAAAACACCTACTGGTGCTTCCTTTACTGTTATAGATACTTTTATGATTGATAACATACTTAATCCAGGACCAATACCAGCTAATGATAATAGATTACAACCTTTATCTATTAGTGGCACTACTAATGATTTCTCATTAGATTATGGTGATAAGGTAAGAATAAGAGTGACAGGATATACTATTTATGGGGAGGTAAAGAAACTCACATCTCCATTTGTTTCTTCTGCTGATGACTTAGAGAATACTCTTGTATTTAATGGAGTGAATACAGTAGAATTAATTCCATTAACAGATAGTGTAAGTGTAGGAGGTAAAGTCAGACTAAAAGATTTCTTACCAAAGTTAAAACAAAAGGATTTATTATCAGATTTAATAAAGCGATATAATCTTATTATACATATAGACGAAGATAATCCTAATATATTATTATTTGATAGTTATAATGATTATTATGCGAATAATACAGAAATACTAGATTGGAGTAGTAAAAAAGATTACTCGAGGGAAGATGATATTAAGTTACTAAGTGAATTGCAATTTAAAACCATAAAATATACTTATACAAAAGAAGATACTGCTAATGATGTAAACGTTGATTATTATGGTGCTACTAATGAAATTTATGGGGAAGTAGATATTGTATTTGATAACGATTTTGTTACTGGTGATAAATTAATACAATCGCCATTTAGTCCAACACCAACTGTAAAGACAAGTTTTGGTGCATACTTACCATCTATCAATAGATATAATCCTGTGGGTAATCCTCGTGTATTGTATTATGGAGGTTTAAAAAACTTAAGTGGAAATAATACTTGGAGTTTAAATGGTGCTAGTAGAAGACAATATCCTTATGCAGGGCATTTTGATGACCCTATACTACCTACTTTAGATTTAAACTTTGATATTTGTAGATTTTACTTTTTTGATGATACAATAGCCTACACCAATAATACGCAATATAATAAATATTGGGGTATATATATAAATCAGATTTCAAATGGTAAATTATTAACAGCTTATTTTAATCTAAATGAAACTGATATTAGAAAAATTAGAAACAATTTATCTTTTAAAGTATGGGTTAAAGATGCTTACTATTATATCAATAAAGTTTTTGATTATAATCCTTTAACCAATGATGTAACAAAAGTAGAGTTAATAAAAGTTGAAGAGTTAGGTGGTTATCTTGATGAAGGTATAGCACCACCAATTCCAGTAGGTAGTGATGCTTGTCCAACCGATTTAACTGTAGTAGAATATACATCAGCAACAACAGGAGGACCTAAGATTTATATATACAAGTCAGAATCTAATCAGGCTGTTACTGAAGATTGTTGTGATAGTCTTGGAGGAGTTTGGAACGCAAATACTAATAGTTGTGAGTTGATAGATACAACTACTTATTATGTAACTACTCCACCAAGTATAATCGCAAGAAAACAAAATGTTAATACCGCTTATGATGGTATATCATTTGGTACAAACAATTTATTAGGAGGTTTAAGAGTAGAAGAAGTTACAGATGTAGATGATGTTGTAGGTTTTGTATCAAAAATAAATAATCAATTTGTATTAGGAAATGATAATGAGGCTTTATATGATAAATCATTTGTATTAGGTGACTTTAATATCATTGAAAATAATTCAATAGTTATATTGAATGGTTCCAATAATACAATTCGTTCGATAAACACTTCAGTTATAGGTGCTTCCAATTTAGATATTGACGATTCTAATAAAGTGTATTTGGGTGAGAAATTTAAAGTCGATACAATCACAGGCGATAGATACGTTGATGACGTTGTAGTAGGTGAAATATATTACAAATCTATTAGAATTACATCAGCACAAATCCTTGAACTAGATACTACACCAATATTATTATTACAAACTGCAGGAACTGACAAATATTATGATATTACTAATTTAAGTATCTTTTTAGATTTCAATTCAACTGCATATGGAGAAGATAATGATATTGAGATATACTACACGAATGCAACTGAACCATTAATGATAGGAGAAAACATTTTATCTGGTACAAGTTCTGGTGTATATAATTTATCTTTGAATGTTTTAGCGACAACAGCGACACAAACAGCGATAAATGATAGATTATATGTCAAGTTGACCGAAGAACCTACAGCAGGTGATAGTGATATAGTAATCACATTCAGTTATAGAGTAGTCGATTTATCAATCATATAGTTTTTTGTCTTAAAACGTCATTCTTCTTATTAAGGAGGTGACGTTTCAGTATCTTGGTGTTGTACACAACCTTTTTTAGTATAATTCTCTTATTAAATGAAAAAAGGTTGTGTACAAAATACTAAAAACGATTAATTCTAAGGAAGCATTTATACTTTATGACAAATACTCGAATCATTTTTAGCATTTTATTGGTTCAGCTACTGTCTGGGTTTTAGTCATACCTTGCTTAACGTTTCGAGAATTTACGAATACAAAAGTCAGACACATATACTTTTTTATAATATGTTTTATAGACAAAATACTAAAAACGATTAAAGCCTGACTAGAAGTAATCTTTTGATTTTTTGACAGATTCTGTCTTAAAACCACATTCTATTATTATATATAATAGAAGAATGTGGTTTTAAGACAGTTTGAAGCAAAATCAATACTACTCGTCAGTGATTCCTTGACAGAATCTTTTTGTAGTACACCTTTTTTAGTATAATTCTCTTATTAAATGAAAAAAGGTGTACTACAAAACACTAAAAACGAGTATCTATCTTTGAATAATACACAACGATTTAAAGGAACCGCATTAAAAAATACATAAATATACCAAATACTATTTATAAATATAATAAAAACGATAATAATAAGATGGCAAAAGACAATATAAAATTAGACATAAAAGTCGATGGGGTACAAGATGTCAATAAGGCAACTGAGTCAGTAAAGGATTTAAAGGATTCGGTGAGTGATGTTAGTGATTCTGTTGGAGGACTTGGTAGTGAACTAGGTGGATTATCAGATGCCGCAGGTAAATTACAGTCTTTAAAAACGCTATTTGTAACGATAAAAGGTGCCATTGATAGTGCTGGTGCTGCTATAAAAGGTGCTATGACTAGTGGTATCGCTAGTGCATTAGCTTTCGGAGTAAGTATTAAAGGAGCAGGAAAACGAATAACCGATTCATTCAAAGACGGTTTAACATCAATACGAAAAGTAGAATTTACCCTTACAGGATTAGGTCGAACAGGTAAGAGAGCGTTAACATCAGTTGGGAGTGCTGGTAAGAAAGCATTTAGAGGTATTGGTAAAGCAGTTTTGGCAACAGGTATCGGAGCAATAATTGTAGGATTTGTAGCGTTAATTGGATATTTAAAGAATACTGAGAAAGGAGCAAGAGCATTAGCAATAGCAACAGGTGCTATAAAGATAATTATTGATAAATTAATGGGAGTTGCGATGGCAGCAGGTACTGTTATGGTTGATATGTTCAATAATCCTAAAGTTTATATGGATGAATTCTTGCATTTTATTAAGGTTTCTTTAATGAACTCGTTACAAGGAGTGATTGAGTTCTTTCCTAAAATGGGTAAAGCACTTAAACTTGCATTTAAAGGTGATTTTAGTGGAGCAGCAGAAGTAGCAGGTAACGCAGTATTAAAGATTACAACCGGTCAAGAAGATTTAATTGGTAAGACAAAAGAATTAGGAGTAAAGGCTAAAGAAGTGTTTGGTGAGATTGTTGAAGAGGTTAAAGAAGCAGTTGTAGCTTCAGCAAAACTTGTAGATGGTCAGGAAGCTTTAAGAAAAGCAATTAACGCTGTAAAAGTAGAAAATGCACAATTAAATAGAGAGTTAGAAACTCAAAAACAGATTGGTGAAGATACTACTAAGGGATATGTAGAACGTAGAGCAGCTTTATTAAAGGCAGGTGAAGCACAAGTGGCAATCGCTAATAACTCTCGTGAAGAAGCCAGATTAAATCTATCTTTATTACAATTACAACGTAGCTTTACATCAAATATAGAAGAACGCAAGGCACTTGAAGACCAAATAGCAGAAGCACGAGCAGCACAAATAGAAGCACAGACAGCCTATGAAATAGAATTACAAGATGTTAAGAAAGTCACAAGAGAAATAGACTTAGAAGAACTGGAACGTGTAAAAGCTATCAGTGATTTAATGCGAGAAGCTAATACTGATATTACTTTATCTGAATTTGATGCTGCAATAAAACAAAACAAGATAGATGAGGAGTCAGCGATATTTGAGTTAAATTTACTTAAAGCTACTGAAGGAGAAAAACAAAAAGTTAGAGATGGTTTTGCTAAACAACGAGAAGATTTAACTACTAGTGAAAATGATGCCATAGAAGTTGCTACAAAAAAAGCTAAAAAAGATTTAGAGGAGAAAGAACAAGCTAGATTAGATTTAGAAGAATCTTTTAAACCTAAATTTGTAGATGTTACTAAATCTGAATATGATTTAAAACGTGATGAGATTGATAAATTTTATGCTGATAAAGCTGCTGCGATGAAAAAGTCACTTGATGATGGTTTAATATCACAAGGAGCTTATGATGCATTAGTAATAGAAAACACAAGAGCACATAATGAGGAAGTTGCAGTAGTTGATGCAGAAGCATTAAAAGCAAAAAATGAAGCAAAAATAGCAGCAGGTTTTGAAGCCGCCGATAGGGTTTTAGAAGGTATGCAAACAGCAGTAGATATAGTAGATGCAATTACAGCCCATCAGGAAGCAGATGTAGAAAGAAGTGCAAAAGCTAAGTCAGATGCAATTAATGAGGGCTATAAGGCTGAAACAAAGGCTTTAGATGATAAATTAAGTAGTGGTGAATTATCACAAAAAGAATATGATAACGCAATAGAAGCAGCAGCATTAGTTTTTGATATAGCCACAGTTAAAGCTGAGAATAAGAAGATTGTAGCTTTAAATGAGGTACGTAAGAAATCTTTTATAGCTAATAAAGCTATGAATATAGCGAGTGCAACAGTTGATGTAGTAAAAGGTGCTATTGGTGCATTTACTAGTTTATCAGCAATTCCTGTTGTTGGTGTCCCATTAGGTATTGCAGCAGCAGCAGCTGCAAGTGCAGCAGGTATTATTAATATTGCAAGTATGGCGAAGACTAAGTTTGAACCAACCGCTTTAGGTGAATTACCTTCAGCAATTGCTACACCACCTGCAGGAGGAGCCAATATACCATCAGCAGGAGCAGCACCTGTACCATCAAACATTAGTTTATTTGGTCAAGCAAATGACAGTAGTTCAAGTTTACAATCACAAGGTGCAGGAACTAACCAACAATCAATTCGAGCGTATGTAGTTGAACAAGATATTACAGAAACACAAAATACATTAAGTCAATACAGACGTAGAAGTGAAATAGGTTAGAAATATCAAAAGATATATTATATAAAATGATAAATAAATAAAACGATAAGCAATGGACAAATTAATAGAATGGACCTTAGATGATATAACTGGAGAAGTACAACGAATCAGTTTAGTTACTGAACCAGCAATGGAAAGTGACTTTATGTTATTTAAAGAAGCTGAATTAAAATTTAAAGTGACAAACGAAGATAAACGTATTGTAACAGGTGTTGCTATGCGACCTAATATAAAGATTGCCAGACTAGACGAGAATGAAGAATTGTATTATGGGTATTTTAGTGAGGAAACAGTTGTCAAAGCCTGTGAATTATACTTTAAGAAAGGACAAAACACGAACGATACTAATTTGGAACACAAATACGAAGTTTCAGATGTATTCGTATTTGAGTCCTGGATTGTATATGACCCAGAAATTGACAAAACTATGACACTTGGATTGAGTGACATACGTGCAGGTGATTGGGTAGTTAGTATGAAAGTAGATAATGATGCAGTTTGGGAAGACTTTTTAAAGAGTGGTATTCTTAAAGGGTTTTCAGTTGAAATTAAAGCGACTGCAACACCAGTAGATGAAACACAACAAGTATTTAATCATTTACTTGAATTGTTTAATAGTGAAATGTCCGACGAGGAAATATACGAAGCGATTAAGATTAAGATTGCGGAAGTAGTTAAAGACTAAAAACCAAACAAAAACTTTATATATATATATAAAGTTGTAATAACTTAAATAAATATGGAAAAACACGAAATTTTAAAAAAGATTAAAGACCTTTTACATTTTCGAGCGAAAGAAGATACTGAAGAAACCCAAGAGATTAAATATCTTGACATTCCCTTAGATGATGCTACAATCCGAGTTGAAGGAGATGTACTTGAAGTAGGGTTAGCAGTTTCTACTGTTAGTGATGATGGTGAAACGGTAACTTTAATCGAAGATGATTCGTTAGATGGTGATTATATTTTTGATAGTAATACGTTTACAATTGCAAATGGGGTGATAACAGTAGTTGAACCAATTGATGTTGAAGCAGAAGACTTAGAAGACGACAAACCAGCCGACACAGAGGAATTTGAAGCAGAAACTGAAGTTGAAGTAGAAGCGGAAGAAGAACCTAAAGAACCAGAGTATAATTATGTTACACAAGTTGAAACATTAATTAATCGAGTTTCTGTTTATGGGGAGCAAATTGCAGAAATGCGAACTATTCAAGAACACTTCGTATCAATTTTAGAAAAATACGTTGGAGAAACACCAGCCGATACAAAACCTATTACACAAAAATTTAAAACACATATTACAGCAGAAAACAAATTATCAACTTTGGAATCTATTCGTAATATAAGAAAAAACAAATAAGACTATGGCATTAAATTTATCAGGGTTGAGCGAATATACTGACCAACACAGTGGTGAGTTAATTAAAGAAGCAGTACTTACAGGTAGAACTGTTGAAACAGTACGAGTAAAGGGAGAGATTAAACATTCAGCGACAATTAATCGTTTGAGTTCAAGTTTAACAGCACAAGCCGGAGCGTGTGGATTTAATTCAGCAGGTTCAACAAGTTTGACACAGCGTACAATTACAGTTGATGACATCAAAATCAACGAATCTTTTTGTTTGAATGACTTAGAAGATTTCTACACTTCCACTATGATGAATCCCGGTTCATATAATGAGGAGTTACCATTTGAACAAATCTTCGCAGAAAACAAAAGAGATTTACTAAAGGCACTTATCGAAGATTTAATTTGGAAAGGCGATAAAGATAGTGGTTCTGGTAATCTCGAATTAGCAAATGGTTTAGTAAAATTACTTGATGCAGAAGTTACTTCTCCATATAGTGGTACTTATACAATTGCTACATTTAGTGCAAATATTATTGATACAGTAGATGAAATGATTGGTAAGTTGAATGAGGACGTTATTGATTCAGAGGACTTAGTTTTGTTTATGTCTTATGCTAACTATCGTACTTATGCAAAAGCGTTGAGAGATGCTAACCTGTTTCACTATACAGGAGCAGAAAATCAAGGTGACAACTTCTCACAAATGCACCCAGGTACAAATGTGAAAGTAATGGCAGTTAGAGGTTTACGAGGAATCAATCGTTTAGTTTTATCGCCAGCTTCAAATATCGTAGTTGGAACTGACTTAGTTGATGATGCAGAAGATTTCAAATTATTTTATTCTCAGGATAATGACGAAGTAAGATTTATTTCTAAATTCAAGATTGGTGTTCAGGTTGAATTTATTACTTACGTAGTTATGTACACAGGAGCGTAATCAAAAAATTAAGAATAAAAAGCCTTTTATGACTTAGGTTATAAAGGGCTTCTTATAAAAATATAAAATATATGGCGTGTTTAATAGAAAGCGGATATGCTTTAGGATGTAGAGATAGTATAGGTGGTGTCAAAAAAGTATTAATTGGTAATTATGACCCAGCAGCCGAATATACTCTCGATACAGCCGAAGATATTACAGCAACAACAAGTACAGTAGATTATCAGACATTTGAACAAGAGATGGAGTCAGCTTCGTTTGCACAACCTATGACAGTTTCTACTGAAAATGGAACAGTATTCTTTACACAAGATGTAGGAATGATTTTCCATAAAAATGATGCAGCATTACGAAATACTTTGATTGTCTTAGCACAAGCAAATATGTCTGTAATCATACAAGACCAACGTGAAGAGTATTGGTTGTTAGGTAAGAATAACGGTGTACGTACTGTTTCAGGTAGTATGAATACTGGTAAAGCATTCGGAGATATGAATGGTGTAGTTATTGCCTTACAAGCTAAAGAACCTGTACCAGCATATCGAATTGATGATATTAGTATTTTTACAGTTTCGTAACCATACCACACAATAAAGATTTACAAGGACCTCTAAATATATTGATTTATGTTTAGGGGTTTTTTTAATATATCGAATATATGATTTTAATTAAAAAAAACGAGATAAAGTCTATTGCTTTTTATCTAACACCTACTAAAACAGCACCAGAGTATTGTATATCTATTGAAAATAAGACCAGTAAAGTATTTACTTTTTTTAATTTGATAAATATATCAAATACAGACGTATTTCAAGAGTTCGATTTCCAGACTATATCAAATGATTTAGAGTATGGAAGTTATAATTATAAGATGTATGAAAATGATTCAATTGGTAATCCTACAACTACATCAAATATATTAGAAGTTGGTTTGCTTAACATTCTTGGAATTGGTAACTGTATTGAACCAGACATCACGTATGCCGATACATCAAATGATGTTATTTATTACGATTGCGATAATACATAAAAGGCAAAATAATATATAATAATATGAATTTAGAAATATTAAACTTTAATAAACAAGCGGAAAGACCCAAATTTACAACTTCGTCAAATGGTAAATGGATTGACTATGGTAAGGACAATATGTACCCAATATATTTACTTGACGTGTTTCATAATAGAAGTAATAAACATAAAGCAATTATATCACGAAAAGTCGATATGACTTCCGGAAATGGATTTGTAGATGCCGTCACACAGCCATTAAAAGATTTCTATATTAATAAATGGAATGATAAAACAATTGATGAAATTGCAATACGTTTGAATTTCGATTTAGAGATTATGAATGGATTTGCTTTATTTGTAAAATGGAGTATTGATGGTAATAAAATTGTCGAAGTAGAATGGTTACCTTTTCATAAAGCAAGATTAAGCGTATGTGAGGACTACATCTTAGTATCAAAAGACTGGGCAAATACACGTAGAGGTGAAAACAAGCCAGTGTCTTATAAAAGATTCAATGGTAAAGTAGCAAAAGATACAAGAGAATTTACAACTCAAGTATTTTATCACGTTGAAGAAAGTAATGGTGTCGATTATTACCCCTTACCATATTACAGTTCAACTCTTAATTGGATTGAATTAGATGGTGAGATTTCTAATTTTCATTTGTCTGGTGTTCAAAATGGTTTTACTCCATCATTTATGCTTAATATAGCAACTGGTGTACCAACAGCAAAAGCAATGGACGAAGCACACAGAAAACTAACTAGAAAATTTGCAGGTTCATCAAATGCAAGTAAAGTACTTATCACATTTACTGAGGGTAAAGACCAAGCACCAGAACTAACACCAATCAATTTAAACGACTCTGACGAACGATTTATATTGATACATAAAGAAATGCAAACTGAAATATTTATTGGACACTCGGTCACGTCACCTATGCTATTTGGCATTCGAGAAGCTGGTAGTCTTGGTGGTAAGTCTGAAATGTTAGAAGCATTAGCAATATTTCAATCTACTTATATATCGGGTAAACAAAGCATATTATTAAGACAATTACAAAAGATTGCTAAGTTTGCTGGTGTGACTGAAGAACTCGATTTAAAAGATTATTCAATTGACTTTAGTTCGATTGAAGAAACAAACGACTAAAAATATGGGATTAGTATTATTGACAACTCCAAAAAGCGTAAAGAATAGTTCTGCGATACAAGATAACGTGGATGACAAATTGATTGCCCCTTATATTCAAAAAGCACAATTTACTCACATACACGAAATGTTGGGTACAGACTTATATGATAAACTATTGTCTGATGTTAAAAACGACCAATTGACAGCAACATATAAGCTATTATTAGATAAATATATTGTACCTTGTTTGAATGAATGGACTGTATATGAAGTGATGCCTTTTATATCATTGAAACTTACGAATAAATCTATTGTTAAGGGTAAAAGTGAATATAGTGATGCAGGTGATTTAAGCGATTTAAAGTATCTTCGTTCAACGGTGTATGACTTAGCTTCCTTTTACAATCAACGTCTTATATCGTACTTAAAACAACACACAGACATATATCCAGAGTACATAACGAATGCAACGATAGACAAATTAAAACCTAGTCACAGTAGAAATATGATAGGAGGTATATACGTTGGTGATGGTGGTCTTGAAGAATGTACATTTGGTCTGGACTTGCCCAAATAACAAAACATAAAGAAATGATATATAAGATTATAAAAAGTGCGTTACTAATAGTTATCGCAATAAGTTTAATCGTGTTCTTGGCTCCTTTTGCAGTTGCATTTGAAATAATACATTCAATTGTAAAGACAAGAGGACAAAGCCTTGTAAGATATTTTAAAAAGATTGCTTTAAGTATTGACCAGACAGGAAACGCAATATGTAAAACGTTATTCGATAATACTTTGATAAGACGTGGAGCATATAACAAGTTTGGTAATATGGACGAAACTGTTTCGAGTGCATTAGGTAAGAATAAAAGAGATAATTCACTTACTGGTTTAGGTGAATTTGTAGTATTTATTTTAGATGCCTTAGATGAAAATCATTCAGAGGATGCAATAGACGACAGCGTGTCGCAAAAAACATAAAACGAATCTAAGAACTAAAAAAAGACAACTTAGACGTAAACATAATTATATGACAACGAATCAAACAGATTATTTAAAAAGTATTGGAGCAGCAGATAATTGCGTTCAATTAAATGGTAGTGCTTATGGAACATTAGATAAATCTTTATTTGATTTTGATTCTGTAAGTTTTTCTATTGAAATGTATATTGAAACCACAGACAACGAATGGATAATTTTTGACACAAGAGGAACAGGGAGTCTTTTAACCAACAGGGGAATACAGTTATCGGTAACAAATGGAAATGATTATGGAAACACAGCTATTTGCGATGGAAATGGTAATTATATTGAGTTTTCAAATGTTGCTTACAACGAAAATGACGGGTTGCCGCATTTATTAAGATTAGATTTTGATAATTCAACAGGAACAGGACGGCTTTTTATTGATGATGTTTTAAAAGGTACAGAAACAGATGTTAATTTAATAAACAAAAACTTTAATCCAACAGCAGGAAATGAAATGAAAGTGGGTAGTAGTTCAAACAATACATCTCATCCATTTGATGGTAAATTGTATGGTTTAAAACTTCAGATAGATGGAAGCATTACTGAATTTCCTATTGCTGAGGGAGCAAGTACAACATCTTACGCAAAAGATGACCAAACCAAACAGATTACTTGGAATGGAGGTTATGAATGGAAAGAACAAAACGAATATTTCCCAAACTTTATAGATGGTTATACTTTAGGTGTAAATTATATTGCACATTCAGAGAATTTAGATGATAGCTTTTGGACAAAAACAAACTGTACAATAACTGCAAATGATACAGTTGCTCCAGATGGAACAACAACAGCCGATTTATTCTTACCTACAGGGAATAATGGAAACGTACCAGTTAATATTAACGTACCAACACAAGAAACTGTATATACATTAAGTATGTATGTTAAGAATAAGGATTGGACAGGAACAACACAGAGGTTCTTAGTTACAAATTCACCATCAACTGTAACATATTTCAGTACTGGTTTTTCTCTTACAAATGAATGGGTTAGAATACAAGCAACTTTTACAAAACCAGCCGGAGAAACTATTTTAAGAGTTAGAGCCAGTTCAATTACAACAAGAGATGGAACAGGTGGTTTTTGGGTATGGGGCGTACAGTTACAGGAAGAAATTGCTTCAGATTACCAAAAAACATATGTTTCACCAACAGCAGGTGTAAATCTACCTTATTCAATTGTTGGTATTCCATTATCATTCGATACAGGAGTTAGTTTACCACAATTCTTTAAGAATTTAGGTGTGTCGAGCATAAACGAATCATCAAATACACAATACGATTTCTATAAAGACATTTCTTATATTGATGGTTCACGAACGCACGGGCAATACGAATTTTATAAGAAAGCAAGTACAAGTCGATACGAATACTTTAAGAATTGGAAGAATGAAACTGAATTTTATGCAAATATTGACGTAGATGTTATACACGACTTTTATACTTTCTATAAGAATGCTGCAACGATTTTAAAGGACACAGACGACTTTTGTAATATTGATGCACTAAGAGTCGGGAACACCTATAACGTGGCTGACTACCCTTATTTGTGGTACAATACGTCAGCATTTAGTACATATAAAGATGACACTTTTAGGATTGCAAATGATAACGCAATATTATTAGATGGTATTGATGGAGGAGGTTTATTACAAACACCAGTAACCTTTACAGAAGAGTTTTATATCGAAGAGTATTTGAAAATTGATGATACTTCAGCCAGTTCTGGACACGTTTATGCTAATAGTAATGGTGCTGCAAGGATATTTTACGCAAACGATAAGTTTGGATTTAATTTTAATTCAGGTACTACATTTTATACAACTGATATTATTGACGAAGGTGTAATTTCATTATTTAGATTCCGTTTCTATATAGATGGTGGAGTTGTTAAGTTAGAAGTTTCAAAAGATAGTATAGTAGTTAGTACAACTACAACAACTTTAACAGCAATTGATATTACACTTGATGCTTTTGGTTTAGTTCGAGGTGCTGGAACAAGTGTTGGTACTTTTGAAGGAACAAGATTTGGTTTAGATTTGAATGGTACTAAATTCAACTTAGCAGAAGGTGCACAATCAGCTTCTTATGAAAGAGGAAATCGAGATAATCAGGTTATTTGGCAAGGAGGTTTTAGTTGGGTTAGTCAAGATAGATTTGTTCCTAATAGAACTGAAGGTTATACAGCTGGTGTTAATCATTTACCTTTTAGTGACACTCAAGTTTTTCGAAATGAATCTGTAAATAATTGGACTAAATTAGGTTCACAAGTAATAACAACTAATAATTTAGATGCTTTTGGAACAAATACTGCTTTTTCATCAACTTTAAACGTAGCAAGTAGTGTTTTTGATTTTTATAGGAGAGTTGAAGGATTAACAGCAAATGTAGAATATACTTTTAGTTGGTATGTAAAATTAGGTACAGCAACAGATTTGGCTG